GGGAAAACCAAAGGGAGGTAGAATGACGGAGATCTCCCATGAAGCATTCGAAATGAAGAACGACAGTGAGGCCTACGAAGCTTTCATGCTTGAGAATGATGGAAGCGCATGGGACACTTGCTGCAAATTGGTTTTGCGGACTCTAACCGAAAACAGGATCCTTGACGTGATGTACGAGAAGCTATACATATTCTTCACGCCATACAACTGGTTCCAGGAGCCGCGGAACACCGCCGATACCAAAAAGAACTACAAGTTACATGTAAATCTGATTTCAAGCAAGGTGAATGTCGAACGCCTTTCACCAGGTGCAAACTACACCTCAGATGAGCTTGCAAAAGCTTTATGCATGAAACGTGCCAAATTGGCAATCGAATCAATACGCCGCAGCGGAGACCGCGGCACCAGTATTTTAAATTGGCTAGCGAACAAGATTTGCTGGGCCTGGGTACTCGGTGGTTCCGAGGGCCGCAGGCTAATGCGGGCAAACGCTAAAGTATGCATTGACATATTTGGCACAACGCGAAGGTTTAAGAGCTGGTTCGAAGGAGATGATTCGTTAAAGTGGTTAACAGGCAGGCTGTTCACAGGTGGAGAGATTGAAGCTCTTGAAGCCCGATGGACTAAGCTTGGCCACCGTCCCAAACTGTTCATGCGCAAGAACGGAGATCAGGCTGAGTTTTGCGGTTGGAAGATTATGGCGAACAAGTACGGTCTGGATGAGTCCACGGCCGTGCCGGACGTACCCAGACTTCTGAAGAACTGCTTTTACACAACTGACAATTTCGCACTTGCTGCTGCAAAGCAAGGGGATGAGATGGCTTTTGCCCGTGCAGTTGGACCTGCTATTGTAGCACGTGCTGGTTCAATTGCTGATCGTGTCCCAACCATAGCTCACTGGATGACAAGGATCGCCAGGGATATGGGGGTTAAAGATATTACCAATGAAATGTTCTCCCGTGATGATTTGTTCAGGATGGGAAATGGTGAAAGAGTTGAAATATTGCCCGAGTGGTGGAAGAATGATGACCCAGCGTCATTACTCGACGTCCGCTATGGCATGTTTGTCGACAACGTGCACCTACAAATCTCGAACTCGCAGGCTACGGGCGGCCTTGGGCGTGAGGCCGAACTTGCTATACGCCATGGGTGGGTTAAGACTGCTTCTGAGTGGTTTGAGTTTGCAACGATGCTAACACATGTGAGCCAACACACCAGTGATGCAGATTTCCGTTCCATCGTGCCTAAGGGCATGATGTGAACTGACGAACTCATTTTGCATGACCGAGGGGAGCGCAGCACTTAATTTTCCGTTAGTCGACAATTGTTCATGACCTCCCCATGGGAGTTCTGTGAGATTGTTTACTGACTCTGCGCGTGGCCATTTTGGCCTGATGGAATGCGTGTAGCTGATCACGCTGCTGTGCCGCGCGGCACGGCGCTTTTCAATTCCATCTTTTTCTGCTGTTTTGGCTTGCTTGCAGCCAGACAGTTTAAGGGGCATGTCTTACACAAGAAGGGTGAGACATGAGTAGGAGCCGCTGACCTGTTTTGAACTCCAGCAAACGTCAACAGGTATGTGGGTGGGTCACAGAAAACCACGCCCATTTGTCTAGGTGAAAATAACAATTTTGGGTCACAGAGCCATTTTGGCCAGATCATTGAGTTGTTTTCGCAGTGGATCAGTGAAAAATAGGGAGGAATACACCTCGCTCCCGAATTACCTTGAGAGGCCCATACCCACTGGAATAGGGGGTGGGTCCCCAGCCAATTTGCG